ATGATTTGTAAAGAGATACAGGAATCAGGGACCAAACTAAAAGACGAAAGAGATAGATTTTTATATAATTACATGGTGTTTGCAAAAAAGAAATTTAGTGAAAATTGGGAAAAGAAAGTATTAGAAGCTGCAAGAAATTATATTTTGTACGATGAGATATGGGGTGATGGCAAAGTAGAAGAAAAAATAAAATATTGGAAAAAAGATACAGCAGGTTTTAAATGTAATGATTTACCGATTTCATCTTATTGCGCGAGGGGAACGTGTCTTAAGAGAAAATTTGGTATTGGTGGTCACTTTGATTCGCAGTGGCCATCAGTATCAGGTTTAATTAGAATCATGTACAAACCAGATCATGAATATTTTTTTAATGTAGAAGTGGCTGCAGATAAAATTGTACAAGTGCACGCACGTAGTATAAAACAATTTAACGAAATGAAACAAATGCGTAGTCTTATTGCAGATCACACCACGACATATCCTCCAAGTATAAAAGAAAAAGAATATCAAAACATATTAAATGGATTATGGGCAACCATGGAAACTATTCAGCCACCTGCAGGGACAAATCCAATAGATATGTTAAAGAAAGAATTATTTGATTATGTTAACGGACCAAAAGCTAGTTCATACGCAGCATTTAAAAGTGGATCTGTTTTACATGAAGATCAATATTTTTATTTTGTATATGATAAATTTTATGACGAATTAAAACGTGGTGATTGGAATCAAGAACGAGCAAGAACAGCCACCATGGTAAAACAATATTTCAAAGGTGAGTTTGATTGTCAAAAAAGATTTCCAAAAGGTGATAACGAAGAATCATTTCCACCACTAAGAGTTTTAAAACTTCCAAAAGAAGGTTTAGAAAAAGAAGAGATACCAGAAGAAATAATAGAAATAGAAGATAAGGAGAATATAGTATGACGAAACCACCTAAAATTTATATATCTATGCCAACATATGATTTGATGCACGTGTCAACTTGTTTGTCGTTGGTAAAATTATTTAATAAATTTACAATTGCTAAAATGCCAGCAGAGATAGGAACATTTAAATGTCCTTACGTGGGTTATGGAAGAAATGTATTGACTGCAATGTTTTTAGAATCAGGTTTTGATTATCAATTGTTTGTAGATGCAGACATGGAGTTTGAACCTGACGTTGTAGGCCGTATGATTATATCACAAAAAGATGCAATATGTGTGCCATACAGAAAAAAAACTCAAGATAATGTCGTTAAATTTTCTGTAGAGTTTGAAAACCCAATGGATATTAAAATAGATGATAAAGGTATCGTAGAGTTAAAAGCGGGACCTGCAGGTTTAACATTAATACATAGAAAAGTTTATGAAAAATTAATTAAAGATAACCCGCATCTTAAAATAAAACAAAAAGAAATAATATCTGACAAAGCAAACTCATACTTTTATAATTTTTGGGATACAACTTTTACCAAAGATGGAACGTGGTGGGGTGAAGACGTGAACTTTTGTAATTTAATTAGAAAGTCAGGTTTTAAATTTTATGGAATCGTTGATGGACAGACCACGCATCACGGATCATATGGCTGGACGGGGTCATTAAAAGATGGATTTAAGAGAGCCAATGGAAAAGATCAATAAAATTTATGGACCACCTGGTACAGGTAAAACATATAGATTAATTAAACGTGTTAAAGCTTATCAACGCAAAGGTGTACCACTACACAAGATAGGTTACTTTGCATTTACAAGAAAAGCTGCAGAAGAAGCACGTAAAAGAATCAACGTATCTGAAAAAGAAGTTCCATACTTTCAAACCATACATGCTTTTTGTTATCACTTATTAGGATTGAAAGAAGAAGACATCATGCAGCCATATCACTACGAAGACCTTGGTAAAAAATTAAACATACGTGTTTCTTTTACAGATAAATACAATGAAGAAGAAACACATTTTTTGACTTGTAACAATCCATATTTTCAAATGATACAAAGAGCTATAAATAAAGACATAGATATTAGAAATGAATATGATCTTAATTCACATGATAAAAAAGAAATAGATTATGATACTTTAAATCACATTTATAGAAATTTATTATTATACAAAGCTAAAAATAATATTGTTGATTTTAACGATATAATAACAGAAGTAGTAAAATCGGATAAAATACCAAAATTTAAAGCTATATTTATTGATGAGGCACAGGATCTGTCTCCTTTACAATGGAAGCTTTACGATAAATTAAAAGAACATTGTGATCAAATTTATTTAGCTGGAGATGATGATCAAGCTATTTACGCATGGGCTGGAGCTGATGTAAACAGATTTATTAAAGAACCAGGTAAAGAAAAAGTATTAAGGAGATCAAGACGTATTTCTAAAGCTGTACAAGAACAATCTGCTATACCAGTGAGCCGTATATCAGGCATCAGGAAACATAAAGATTATTTAGCTAGAGATTACAAAGGTGAGTGTCAACATATTTTAGATTTAAATCAAGTTAATCTTAGACAAGGTAGATGGCTTATTCTTACAAGAACAAAAAGTAATTTACTAGATATTATGAAAGATTTAAAAAATAAAAATTTTTATTATCAAAGTAACAAAGGTAAAAGTTTTAAAGTTGGAATGTATGAGGCGGCTGCTGCATACACTAAATGGAAATTAGGTGAAGTATTAGATGAAAAAGAAATAAATGCAGTTAGAGAATATATACCAAGTGGTAATTGGAATGATAAAAAAGAATGGTATGATGTATTTTCAGCAGATCAAAAAGAAATTTTATATTTAAGAAACTTAATTGCATCTAAAGAAAATTTAAAAGAGAAAGCAAGAATATGGTTGTCAACTATACACGCAATAAAAGGTGGTGAAGAAGATAATGTCATACTATCTTTACATCAAGGTCGTAAGGTACAAGAGGGAATCCGATTAAGTGTTGACAAACAAGATGAAGAGCATAGAGTGTGGTATGTTGGAATCACTCGAGCTCGAAATAATCTATACAAATTAAAAGCAAAAAAGAAATTAAAGGAGTATCAGCTATGACGCATAAAGGCATATTTGATGAAACGTTTCCACAATATACTCAAGTGGGTGGAAACCACTACACTAAATTTAACATACAACCATATGAATTTATTTCTAAAAATGATCTCTCATTTTTCCAAGGGAACGTTATAAAATACGTTTGCAGGTATCAGCGTAAAGGAGGCATAGAGGATATTAAAAAAATAATACACTATTGTCAGTTAGAAATGAAAAAAATGCAGGATATGAAAAAGAAATGATTTTACCACAAACAGAGTGGGTGCAGCCTACAGAATATCCTGATCTTAGATCTTACGATGAGATAGCTATAGACTTGGAAACAAAAGATCCAGATCTAAAAACAAAAGGATCTGGTGCTGTTATAGGTAATGGTGATGTTGTAGGTATATCTGTAGCAACGTATGCAGATAAATGGTATTTTCCAATCGCTCACAAAGAGGGTCCTAACATGGACAGATACAAAACTCTTGAATGGTTTAAAGATATTCTTGAATGCCCTGCCACAAAAATATTTCATAATGCAATGTATGATATTTGTTGGATTCGTAGTTTAGGATTAAAGATAAATGGTTTAGTTGTAGATACCATGATCGCATGTTCTTTGTTAGATGAAAACAGATTTTCTTATACTTTAAATACTTTGTCCTGGCATTTTTTAAATGAAGGTAAAAATGAAAGAGCTTTACTTGAAGCTGCTAAGGCCAGAGGACTAGATGCTAAAAAAGATATGTGGCAATTACCTGCACAAGAGGTAGGAGCCTACGCAGAAAAAGATGCAGAGTTAACTTTTAAACTTTGGCAACATGTAAAAAAATTATTAATTGAAAATGATTTAGAAGAAGTTTTTAATCTTGAAACGGATCTCTTTCCTTGTCTTGTGGATATGCGTTTTTTAGGCGTTCGCGTAGATACTCAAAGAGCTTACGACTTACGTAAGGAATTGATAGGACAAGAGCAGCTATTATTGAGAGAAGTTCAAAAAGAAACACAAGAAGAAGTTCAAATATGGGCAGCAAGATCGATCGAAAAAGTTTTTCAAAAACTAAAGTTATCTTACGAACGAACTGCAAAATCTGATGAGCCTTCATTTACTAAAAATTTCCTTTCTAATCACCCACATCCTATCATACAAAAGATAGCAGAAGCAAGAAAGATTAACAAAGTAAACACAACATTTATTGATACAATATTAAAACATGAACACAAAGGTAGAATACATGCAGAGATAAATCAAATTAGATCTGATGATGG